CAATTTCAGCGCCCTAGAGTACAGATCCTTAGTCTCATATCGGCTTCATTAATTTGGCCTAGGGCAAGTACAGTGTGTGTGCTTGGATGTGCTGGTTATAAGTCATATATGAATGTAATGAATGGCAATGATCATGCTGATGAAGCACTTAGACACACGTGGACTAATATTAAAGGTGTGTATCCTAGCGTGATTCGTGATATGATTATACCTAGCGCTGTGACGAGTTATATGACATACGTTGGAGTGCCGCATTTGTATGACACGATTGTTAATGCTAGTGCAAATACCATGATTAAACAACAGTCTACGCTCAATCCTACGCCTGCAGAGATAAGAGAACTTGATGCTCAAACCAGTGCGCAAGCATTTAAGCCCAAGTTTGAAGACCGGATTAAGGATGCAGTGCCTGTACAGGTAAGCAGGAGGTCTGGTGAAGTGGCAAATCTTATCGCACGTAATCTTATGCATGTGAGGAGAGGTAGTCACGTTACGAACGGATTAATGTTGAAGTCTGGATTTATATTGCTTCCTCACCATTTTATGGTGAATGAAACCACGAAATATAAATTTACTCGAAAGGCGAATGTAGATGGAAAATGTGGCAATGCCACATTTGAATGTCTTATATCATCAGTTGACTTTGTTCGTGTGGCAAATCATGATTTGGTTGTGGCATATTTATATAATTCTGGTGATGCGAAGAATATATTGAACACATTTGTGGACCGCACACCTATGGTCGAGCGTACTGGTCATATGTTTTACAGGAACAGGGATGGAGTATTGGAAATTAAACCTGTTACGGGAATTCGATCATGTACGACCACGAATAATCATGTTATAAATGGTAAGAGAGTTGATTTTCGTGGTCTTCAATATATAGCTGAGGGCAATTGCGATGGTATGTGCCTATCACCAATCGTTACAGATGATATGAAATCCTATATTGCTGGTGTGCATTTAGGAGGAGATGGTGTGAGAGAAGCCCGTGGTGGCACGCCATTATATGGAGAATTGGAAGCTGCTTTACAGACGCTTTATGCACAACCCCACATACAAAATATTGCAAGTGAGGGTACTCTCATTAGAAAACAATTTGGTGTTGAAATATTGGAAGAGAAGATACATGAGAGGTCACCTTTGATATTATTAGAAGGTGAAAGGAATTATAGAGTGTATGGATCAACAGTCGGAAGATCACAACCTTCCTCGAAAGTTATAGATACACCCATTTGTAAAACTGTGCGTGAGAAATTGGAAGTCAC